CCTGATGCTGTGTCATTATAGATCATACAACCTCTAGCTGTAACAGTTGCAGTTCCAAAAGTAAGATCAGCAAAGTCTGTAAATGCAGTTGTGCTTGAACTTGTAGGATTTACATTAGTCAATGCTGCACCACCAGCAGTATAGTTTGTTCCAGATGCTTCTTGGTTTGTGCTGTAAGCTGTTGTAGCTGCACCCATTGTTGCACTTGAAGTATACAAAGCTAACTTAAAAGAGTTTCCGCCTGATGCTAAAAAATTGTGTTTAGCCTCAAGAAGTTCTTTTTTAAAGCTAGTTGCCATTGCTTGTGTTATCGCCATTATAGTCTCCTAATAATATTTGCTAAGTCTTTATGACCTTGTTTTTCTAATTCATTACATACTGTGCAAATGTGGTTTTTAATACCTTCTTTTACATAATATGTAATAACCATTTTTGTTCTATCTCTAAAAGCATGAGCCTGTGCTTTTACCATAGGGTCAGCATTATCGCTTATAGAAATTATTTTATCTGTTGCCATTTCTGCAACTTCTTCAGGCGTATGCCCTCTATTATGAGTTGTTTTAACTCCTAAGTCACCTATCGCAATTTTAAATTCATCTGTATGCATTAATACTTATTTGGTTCAGTTGGTTCGTTTAAGTTTAAATCTTTTCGATTAATTATGCCAACAGGTTTAACTTCTGGCTCTAATTGCATTTCTGAAAGATTACATACCTTCATACCTGCACCATTTTGGTAAGATACTTTAGGATCATCTAATCTATGATAACCATAAAGTTTTTCTTCAAAACCTATATCAGTATCTAATAGTGTTGATCGTGGTGCTACTTCTATTTGCATACCAGCATCAATACATTTAGATAACCAAAACTCAGTACATGATCTGCCAGCTTCTGCAAAATGCATATTGCTTCTGTAAGTAAAATCTATACCAAATAAAGATATTTTTTTAACTTTACTCCATAAAGCATAAGCTATTGTATATGGAATAGTGTTATTAAAATAAGAACAACCTAAATCACCTACAATAGATTCTATTGGATATTCTATTGCAGTAGGAACTCTATCATCTAATTCACAAGTATAAATAGGAAACTCGCACTGAGGTAAGTATTTACGCATCATTGGAGTCATAGTTCCAGCATCTTCGGTATCTAGAAATCTACTCATAGGGTCTAAAATAAAAGCTCTATCTATTCTAGGTAAAACACCTATCATTGCATTTATTGCCCATACTTCATCAAATTCTACGCTGTGTGTTTGTGCAAGATGAAAGTCTATTTGACTTTGACCCATAGCAACTATAGCTACATTTGAACCTTCTAATTCTTTTATAGGCATTTGTTAGACATTTATTTTACGCTGTCCATCTCTGTAAGCATCTTTACGATTATATCCATCTGATTCTAAAGTTAGTCTACCTAATGCTTCTTGAAATCTTTTTTCATAATTTACAAGAATATCTGGCTCACCTTTCATAAAGGTATAGGCTTCACATAAACAAGCATATAACAATACTTCTGGTGCATTTGTTCCTAACCAGCTAGTGCCATCAGCAGAAGCTGATATAGATTCAGGTATATAAAAATAATGTAATTCTACTGTAAATCCTGAACTAGGTGTTGGTCCAATAATAAATGTGTCATCATCAAACTGTGCGTAATGTTTTGGTGTTCCTGTTGTAGCAGCTACAGGATATGCTTCTCGTATAAAACTAACATCTGTATTTAAAAGATAACTGTAATTACTATCGCTATCTAATACTGCTAAAGAATATGGATATAAATAATCACTAGGAGCAGATAAATATTGATTACCAGAAGTTAAACTACCAGTAACATTTTTTCTAAAGTTTGGTAACTCAACAGATTTAATAATTCTTTGTTCTGCTTGAGTAATCATTGTTGCTAAATCAGCAACAAATGTTGATTCTGTATTTTGCGTATAATCTTGTATCGCTGATTTTAATGTTGTATATGTCCAACTCATGATGTGCTCACTGTTATTTTACCTATCTCGCCTTTAATATCTAATCCCATTGTACTTGAACCAAACTCTGTAACTCCTCCACCAATAGGATCAAAAGCAAAATATGTTGTTGACTCTGTTTCTCCTGTATCTACTCTAGGATTATAAAGACTTTGATTATCACTGGTATTTATATTACCTAATTTAAGTTGTGGTTGATCAATATCAAAACACTCATTGCATACACGCAAACCATTTCTTTTACTATCAACAATTTCATATCTGAGATTATTTAACTTATAAGAAAATCCACAACGATCACATATACCTAATGCTTTTTTACCTTGTGCGTACATTAGTATATTTTCCTAATAGTATAATTAAATGGATTAACAGAAGATTTAGTATACGCATTACCTTCTATATCTATGCCTTTTAAATAAGTATTATTAATTTTGATTATCTTCTTTAAATTAATAGTAAAACTATTGGACATAAGTCCTTCTTTATCATATTCAACAACTACTATTTCATATTCTTCTTTAGTAATTTTATAATAAAGTTGCAATAATTTATCAAACATTTTGTTAAACATTATTGATAAAAACTTACATCTGGAACAAATCTAACTGGAGCTTTTTCTCTATCAGCTTCAGTTACCTCATCCCATAACTCTACATAACGCTGTCGTATCATAGGAACTCTTTGTTGAGCTTCAGGTGATTTACAGGCTAAGTTATATGCCAAAGCATAAGTTAAACAAGGAAGATATCTTGAAGGAACATCTGCATTATTAGTACCTACTGTGCCAACATCTTCTATGCGTTTTACATAATCGTAAACAAGTGTATATGTTTGTGTTGAATCAGGAGTTGCCCAAAGAACTATTTTTACTGAATCATTATCTTTATCAACAAAAAACTGTGTAGGTTTTGATTGAGTAAGTTTTTTAGCTTGATGTGCATATTCTGTTCTAGATATACGATTTAGTCTTTGATCAAACTGTTTAGTAGTATCTGCTGCATCAGTTCTTATAAAAACATCTACAATATCTAATGCACTTGAATCTGCTGTATAACTACTTGTACCTGCAGTAAGAGTTGCTGAACCTTGCTCTATAGTCCATAAGTTAAGACCTTTGTTTTGCCATTCTAAAAATACAAGATTAAGTGCTCTTTTTGCACTTCTATAGCTATAACCTGAACGAAGCTCTAGACCACAAAGATCATAAGCCTCTTCCATAATTTCACTTATGTCTAGATTAAATGCTGTTGTTCCACTTGTTGCCATTACTTAAATTTCCTCTGTATATACTTAAATATTCCGTATATTGTTAGTCCATAAAATGCTAATACACTCATTGGTAGTGCTATATATGCTAACTCCCAAGGCGATAAGAATAAAAGTTCCCATGTAAAATTGATTGCTGCCTCAGCATCACCTTGTGTATTAATTGGTAATTTACCAATTTCATCAATAATTTCTAATTCATACTCAGTAACAAAGTTTATCCAATCATCTTGAGTAAAACAAATTTCAAATTGTTCAGGACATTCCTGTTCCATTATTTAATATTTATTCTAAGTACCTTTTTAGATTTTATTTAGTTTTTCCGCCACCAAATCTTTTTTGTACATATTCTTTGTATGATTCAGTTTTAGATTCTTTTCCAACTTCTGTTACGCCTTTATTTCTGTAAGGTGTAGCTTTTTTGCTAGTAGAAGAGTTTTTATTTCTCCACATTCCTGAATTTTTTATTGGCATATTGTTACCTTTTAAATTAAATAGTTATAGTACCCTCTATAAGGGCACTATAAACAAAGTTAGTTAAGCTACTTTTTAGTAGCAGTTTTTTTCGGTCTACCTCTTTTAGCTGGAGCTTTCTTAGGTGTTTCCTTTTTTGGCTCTTTTGCTTTCTTTACAGTCTTTTTAACAGATTGTAGTTCTGCAACTTTTCGTTGAGCATCTTCAAGATCAGGATCAGGACCAAAAATTGGTTTCCATATTCCATCTTCACTTTCTTGAAGAACTTTATATTGAGGTGGAAATTCACCTGTTTCTGAAATAATATATTTCATAATATCTCCGATTAATCAGAATATACTTTAACCATTTCTAAAACAATGGAATAAGTATCTCCTGAACTATGACCTTTAGTGGTAAAAAGAATATCTCCATTCTTACCACTCCCTGCATTATTTGGAAGTCCACCAAAATCTTGAAAGTCCATATGTCCATTACTGCTTTCAGCTAGTTCCATAAGTAAAACATTGCTTGTAGCATTAAGAAACATTTGAACACTCATACCAACAATGGCGTGACTAACTCGCATAACTCTAACTTCTGAACATGAAACACCTTCAGAGTTAGAACTTAAAGCAGATACATCTACTTTAGCTACTGCGGATTCGCCACTGCCATCGCTGACATTGGTAAATTTCATAATACAGTTTCTTTCACCATCAATGATGGTTTGTGAAGTTACTGCATCAGCCATTATTTACCCCCTTACTCGAATGGAGTAGCTAGTGTACCATCACCATGAAGAAAGGCTTCACAGTGCCATACTGCTGCTGTGGTTGCTTTTAAACGGATAATTCCGCCTACAAGCCAACCCTGAGCTGCCGTTCCTAAATCAATAGTATCGTCATCACTGGCATCAGGAATGAAAGTGTTGTTATCGGTTGCAGTTGCTGGATCAAAGATCGTAGCAAAACCAGAGAATAAGTCACTGGAATTGTCTGTATTGATTTGTCCTGCACCTGTGAAAGTTGTGCCTACAATAAATGTATATTGTAAACCTGCTGCTGCTGTAGGTAGTGTTACTACAATTCCTGCTGCACGATTTAAAGTAAATACCGCACCAGATTGAGTTGACTCTACTGAATAAGTAGCATCTTCAATTGAAACAACATTATCATAAGAAGATACATAACCTGTAGTAACTAAATTACCACTTGTATCTACATCTAAATTAGTTGTTACTGCTCCTGTGCTAGAGCTTTTAGTGATTTGTTCAAAACCACCTTCGGACCTAACTGGTCCATTAAATGTTGTGTTAGCCATTTTTCCTCCTAAAGGAAAGCATCTATCATCTTGGCAAGTCTGCTAGGGCAGTTGATAGACTAATTAAAAAATTCCCTAGAATAAAAAAAAGGGGGAACATAAGCTCCCCCTTTAAAGTCCTTACGAACTACCTGGTGATCCGAAGATACCTAGTGGATCAGATACTCCAAAGGAATATCTTTCTCTAGCTTTGTATCTTACATTACCAGTTTCAAAGTCACCATCCATTGAGGTGGTCATTGGTGCTCTGACAAAATGCTTCATGCCATCTGGAACATCAGTAGTGATAAAGAAAGCATTAGTATCAGTTAAATAATGATTAACTGAATAACCTTCTGGAATCACTCCATTAGTTTTAATAGCATTGATGTCATTGTCAGCAGTACCGACTCTATAGTCACTTTGTAAAAGTCTAGTAGCTACGAACTGAAGATCAGAAGGTACTATTAGCTTTTTAGGTCTAGCTGCAATTTTAAGACCTCTTTCATCAGTCCATTTGCCGATTTGAATGATCGCATCTTCTAAAGATGTTTCATTTAAGTCAGCTCCTGACGAAGGTCTATTGCTGTTAGTTCCACCGCTTACAAGTGGGTGAGCTGTGCTGAATAATGCAACACCATCACCTGAAGAGAAAGTAGTTGAGAACCCATTATTTAATGGATAAGCTCCTTTCACTTGTTTTGTATAAGCCATTGCACGAGCTAATGCTTTAGTATATCTAGCACTTAAAGATACATAGAGGTTATCCTCCATTGCTTCTTCAGTAACTGAATATCCCATTGCAATAGTTTCGTGTGTGTAACGAGCCACAAAAGATTCTTGAGCAGTATCCCAACTAATGGTTGCTCCCTCATCTTTTACTGGTGCTGCACCGAAGCCAGATAGCTTCAGTTCTTCCTCGAATGATCTCTCGGAATTTTCTGAAACATAAATTTCTTCGTGCTCGTTTTCGTAGTTACCATACTCTTCACCAAATAGGGCGTTAAGTCCAGGTAACAGTTGCTTGAGCTCATTAGCTCTTGATATAGCTGCCATTTTTTAACTCCTTAGCCTATGCCAGTTGTGGTGAGCAGTTGATGCCCTACATTAAACATTACTAATACATCTGTATAGTCATCACCAACTGCACTATCTGGACCATCAACAAAGTCGATGATTTTCACAGGTAATGTGTTAGTGGTTGCTACAGTAGATATATCAACCGAATTTTTGCTATTTCCAATTGCTGTGCTTCCTGCAGTTTGAACAACAGCACAATTCTTTCCAAGATCATCTTGGTCAGCAGCACCATCGCATTGCATTTGCATAACAATAAAAGGATCAGTAGCAACATACGCAACAATATCATCCGCAGCAGTTGATGCTGGGAAATATTGGTTGGGTGTGAATTGACCAGTAGTTGGGTCAGTGTAAGCACATCCAAGAAATACACCTATTGGTGTACAAGCTGTAGTACCAGTGTCTTTTTGGACAGTGGTATTAGGGTTGTCATCACCCCATTTTACAAAATCGCCATAGAATATAGAAGTTCCATATGCATTTTTAATTTTATAATGGGTAACTTTTCCTTGGTAAGGGCTTCCAACAACTGTACCTACGGGTCTAGCTCCATGTGGAGTAGCCGAACTTGACATAATTGTCTCCTTACTAAATTAATAAATTACAAAAGATTCTAGGAATCTTTCCCAAAAGTTGTTCTCGATTTGCGTTCAAACACTTGTTTGGTCGCCATTCGATTATCTTGGTCTTTAAAATAAGTATTATCAACAGACTCTACTTGAGATGAAGCTAAGTCAGCAAAATGTTTATCCCTTGCTGCTGCTCTCTCTTTAGACATCTTACATAATAATTGTCCACCTATTTCAACATGACCTTTCTTTGCCCATTCTGAGTTATGATCCATCATATGTATTTGAAGCTCTGGATGATCTTCAAGTCGGACTGGTTGCCACCCTTCCCTCATTCTTCTAGAAACATTTGGATTGTCAGTTTGCCCTAAAAGAGCAGTTCTTACCCATCTAAATACCCATCCGTCTTGCGGATCAGGTTCTGGAAGATTACCTATATTATCCCAACTCATTGGTCTTGAGTCGATTTCTCGACTTTCTACACTCCTCGGAGTACGCACTTGTTCGTTATTATTTTCTTGCATTTCTGCTTCAGTTTCAGGAGAGTCAGCCTTAACTTCTTCTGATTGATTTTTAGTTTCTTCTGACATATTAAATCTCCTTTAATAATTGATTTGCGTATTGCTCAGGACTAATACCAAGTTGTCGTGCTAAACGAACTTGTGTCTGAGTCAAACGGACTTGCGAGGGTTTTTTATTTCCGCTATCCCTCGTGGCGGATGCAACAACTGTTGAAGGTTGTCGTTTTGTTGTTCCAGTTTCGTGGACTACTTCTGCAGTCTCTTCCACTTGAACACCAAAGAAACTTGGATATTCTTTATGCATAGCTTTATCTACTTCTGCATAATATTTTTGTGAATCTTGTTCAGGAAGTATTCCCTGATTACGAAGTCTTTGATCAATGGTTAAAGCATATGAACTCATTTCTTGATGTTCAGGTACTGTGCTCATAAACCAAGGATTCTTGCTTGACCATGCTTTCATTTCAGGGTCTAGCTCTTGTGTTTGTTCTACTGGTTGTTCTGCAGGAATTTTTTTAACAATTTCTGCTTGAACATTTTGTGCCATATTCATTGACTGTTGTTCTGCAAGAGTAGCTTTAGCTATCATCTCTTGTGCTTTAGTCATAGCATCAGCATCGCCTTCTTCATAGGCTTTCTTAAATTCTACTTGAGCATTTTGTTTTGCCCACAAAGCATTGTTATGTGCTTGTTTATTTAGAACTTCTCCGCCTTGCTCAACCATAGCTTGAAGTCTTTTATTTTCAGACATCAAAGTTTGTAATCTTTGTACAGCTTCTTTAGATTCTCTTGTTGCTGCTTCTTTGGCTCTGCGTTCTTCGTGATACTCGTATTTGATTTTAGATATACGATCTGCAGCTCTTTTACTGTAGTCAGCTATTTCTTTGTCTACAGCATCGTCATCAACTTCTACTGGTGCATCTTCTGCTCTAGGTTTTTTGCCTTGATCTTGTGCAGGAGTATCGTCAACAATGGTTACTTCTAGATCATCTGGTATTTTATGATCTATTTCAGTTTGTTTGCCAAAGAATTGATCTTCTTTTGTTTGAACTGCTGGTTCATCAAAATTAGGTTCTTCATTAATTATTTCTGTTTTACTCATGCTCTTACTACTCCTGTTGGATCATCGACCACTGCTTCTACAGTGTCATCATTAATTAAACGAAATTCTTGTCCATACATTTTCATGCGAGTTCCTGAGTAAGCACGAAATACTACCCAATCACCTTGTTTGCACCAAGGTCCACTTGGGAATCTTTTTGAGTCGTTATAACATTCAGTTCCTAGTTTAAGAACAAAACCACAGATATTACTTATTTCTTCATCTCTTACAGTAGTATTTGCTTTAATAATACCGCCATCAGTCTTTTCTTCAACTTTAGGCATCGCTATAAGAATCTTCCAACCTTTAGGTTCAGGAAGTTGACTTTTTACATCTTCTTCAACGATAGGAGTTTCAACACTTTCAGGTTCTGGAATGTTTACTTTTTCTTTTTTACTCATATTTTATGCACGACTTTAGGAGTCGAGTTTCCTATTCTTTGAGAACCCTTTCAACATAATCTAGTAGTTCTCGTTCTGCAAGGGCAATACCCTCGATAATACCAACCATTTTTTGATAGTCAGGAAAGTCTTTACAAGCTCCTGTAGCAATATGATCAGCGTGTTCATTCATCAAACTACGATACTTTAACTTCAGATGTTCTGAAAGTGATAGCTCAGTGATTTCATTTGACATACTAATCGCTATCTTTAATCATATCCTTGGCAATGTCAACACCTGTTTTAAAATCTTCGATTGATTGTTTTTCTTTTTCAACTTCTTTTGATAGCAAATCACTAGCAACTTGCTGTCCTATTTTAGCACCAGCTATTTGACCTTCTTGTTGTAACCTAGCTTCTTGTAATTCTTTATTAGATGCAGCTTTAGTTGCATCAAGTAATAATCTGCCTTCATCTATATCCATTTTAGCTTTTGCTTGTGCTTCTTTAATTGCTACTTCTTTTTCTTTAGCTTGAATAAGTGGGTCTTTAAGTTGTTCTTGTACTCGTTGTTGTTCAGCTTCAGCTTGTGATGTGCCTAATACTCGTTTAGCTGCTTCTGCTACAAGACTTGATATACGCTTTTCAACATCTGCTGGTATTGGTTCACCTTCTGGTGGAAGTTCAACACCCATCTCTCTTTCAACTTCTTTTCTATATTGCATTGATAAATGCTCATTAATGTAAGCTGAACCTGCAGCAAGTATTCCTGCAGCATTTGGACTCTGACCTACAAGCTGTTGTATTGCAGGGTCTTGTTGTGCTGATGTAACAACAGCAATATGTGCATCATGATCTTGATCTATAAATGCTTTAACTGGTTTACCAGTAATAATGTTTTGTACTGCAGTGACTGGATCAACTGGTCTTATATCATCTACATCTGGAATAATATCTTCTACATCTTCAATGCCTAATACATTAAGCATTTGTCTGTGTAATTCAGGTAAGTTATACATATCAGGAGATGACTGAGCCAATTGCATAGCAGCTTGATACTGCATAATTCTTTGAGCCATTGTTGCTGCATTAGGATCAGATACTGGCAGTACATCTACTCTGTTATCAAAATCTTCTGCTTTAATATCTTCGCCTTCATCTGTTTCATACGGATAAGATGGGTCTGTAAAGTCTTTTACAATACCAACTAATATATCAAACTCTTTACGCATTGAAGCGTGAAGTCTAGATTGCACAGCACTCATAACTTTTTGATTTCTTTCTAGCAATGCTAGTGTAGTTCCAACAGGTGCTTGGTTATTCATATCAGATATTTTCATGTCTGACATACTGGCAAACCTTCTGCCTTCTTCTACAATATTCTGTAATAAGTTATACAAAGTTCCTGATGGTTCTTTGTATGGTAGGAATGTAATGTTGTCTCTAATAGCACCACCTGGTACATCAACATCTCTAAATTCTCCAGGCATGATAGGAGTATCATCTCCCTTGATCCTGAGTCCTCTAGCTTTTAAACCACCAGGTAAATTACTTAAAGTACCTGCATCGACTAATTGTCTTAGTATGGATGTAGCTGACTTGGCTAATCCTCCTACCATGTGTATTAAACCAAACCCATAGAAACCTAATCCTGGTAGGTATTGGTAATGTACAAAGTGCATCCTTCTTAGTTTTGCAGAGTCATCTTCATAATAGTTTCTGCGTATGCTAAGAATAATGCCACTTGGATAATCGATGGTGACAACATAAGGTATAGCTATACCTGTTTGTTCTCCTGAATTGTCAGTATCTTCAAACCCTTCAAGGTCTAAATCTACCTGCATTTCTAGTATTGTATGACTTTGATCGTAGTTGTAAGTGTCTGATTCACCAGTAATTTCATCATATTTCTTGGTAATATCAGAATTTTTCTGTGAACCATCAGGTATATCTATATCTCTGTAGAACCCATTAACTTGCATCTTTCTAACTGTGTTAGATGATTTACGCATTACATGGGTAGCTCTTTCACAAGTTTCTAAATCACTTGCTCCATAGTTCACTACAACATCTTCTGCTGGTACAAAGATAGAACTAGGTCTATCTAAGCTAGGATCAAAATAAACTTTTCTAAATGCAGAACCTGCTAGTGGCAAAGAAAATAACATCTTTTCTGTTTCAGTTCTGTATTCTGACATCTCATGTGTCAGTAAGTAGTTTAAGTAATCTTCTACTCTTTGCGATTGTTTTTCTTTTTCTTCTGTAATCTTTCCTACTATTTTAGTTCTGACTGGTCCAGCAGCAGGAAACATTTCTGTAATTGATTGAGATTGAAAGCGTATAACAGCTTCACTAAGCATTGGGTGGAATACACCACAAGCTCCTGACCAAGGGGTAGTTCTTTCTTCTATCTTTAGTCCTAATTGATCTAAGCCTTTAGTATAGGTTTCTTCCCACTCTGATCTAGAATCTTTATCGCCATTGTAGTCACCTACAAGTTTAGAACCTAGTTCTTGCAAAATGCCATCATCTATATGTTCTGCTAGATTGGAATCAAATTCTACATCGCCTATCTCTTTAGCATTAGGATCAAAGTCAATGATCATGCCACCATCTTCAGTTTCGATGGCTAATGAGTCTGGGTTTTCTATAGCAATCGTAAGCTCTTGATCTTGAGGCTCTTGCTCTATTGTTCCTTCTACAGGTGTAGCTGGTTTTCTTTCTATAGCCAATTAAATCTCCTAATGTAATGTTTTATCATTTAACTCTTCATTTATATTATCTTGCAGTATTTCTGTTAGTTCACCACATACTGTTAAATTTTGTTCTTTTGCAATAATGCTAGCAGAATCAAATGAATCAGCATGAATATTTGGTCCTGCATATTCATTACCATCATGTATAAAAGAAGTAATATAAATCTTCATTAGTAATAATTTGCAGTACGATTATGTTCCAAAGGCTCATCTTCTTCATCTGAGTATAATGGAATAAAACCACCTTGTCTGAATCTTAACAGAGCTTGCGTAGTGCTATCAACTAAATCGTCATGTTCCATATTAGGAAATCCAGCAAATTCTTCAATAACTTCTTCTGCCCATCTAGTTTCAGGAGCATAAACAACACCTGAAGCAAACAAATCAGAGACTGCATTGACTCTTGATATCTTATCGTTACCTCGGCTAGGAGTGTATTCTTGTACAGGTATACCCATAGCTCGTAATTCAAATATTAAGGGCATACCAGCAGCTTTAGCCTCTACAATGAAGGCATCTGGCTTGTATGCATTGTATTTCTCAAACGCCATCTTCTTGAGATCAGGAAACTCTAATCGTTCTTTATATGCATCTAGCATAATAACAAAGGGGGAAATTAGTCCATCATCATCTTCTTTATAAAAAACTCCCCATGTAGTACACGCAGAATAGTCAGCTCTTTGATTCTTCATAAAAGCTGTATCCCATGATTGAATAACAAATTCACAGTCAGGAGGCTCTCTGCCTTCCCACACTTGCCACCAATCACGCTTAACTAAAGCTCCCTCCTCAGAGGTTGGGTCTTGTTGATATTGAGCCATCCACTTACTATTGGGTAGCTCGGCTTTCAAAGCCTCTAATTCTTCCATCTTCCAGAACTCTGCCCACAAAGGGTTTCCAGAAGGCATAATGGCAGGAAGTTCTATGACTTCCCACTGGTCAGCACCGCCACGCTTTATACTAGCATCGACTACTTGACCTGTTAAATCTTTATTGTGCCATCTAGTCATGACCACAACGATAGAACCATTTGGTTGTAAACGCTGTCTTGGACCAGATGTGTACCATTCATAGGTACGATTGAATACATTGATGTCTGCAGAAGCTCCCTCTTGCTCGGAATGGGGATCGTCAATAATAAGTAGATCAGCACCTTTACCAGTAACCGCACCGCCTACACCAATCGCAAAGTAGTCTCCACCCTGATTGGTGTTCCATCTACCTGCTGCTTTTGAGTCTGACTGTAAGCTCACATTGGGGAATACATTCTTGTAATCCGCACTATTGACTAAGTTTCTAACCTTTCTACCAAAGCCAACCGCTAATTCAGCAGTATGGGCAGTCTGGATGATCTTCTTATCTGGGTATTTACCTAAGAACCACGCAGGGAGCAGGTACGAAGCGAACTCACTCTTTGTATGTCTAGGTGGCATATTGATAATTAAACGCTTCAGATCGCCTCTAGCGACTCTCTCGAAGGCATCCGCCATAATCTCATGGTGTTTACCATGAATAAAGGCTGACCACATCTCCCCAACAAAGGTCATGAAGTCCTCATGGCACTTTTCTCTACCTTTGGCTTTTTCTAGTTCTTCTAACAGGGAAAGAAGTTCCTGCTTCTGATCAGAGGATAGGTTCTTTACTTTACTTAGTACACTTTTATCCATACTTACTATCTAGTATATACCTAATAGGTAGTGAATCTTAAATAAAAAAACTTAATAGGTACATATAGGTAGGCACTCATTAGGTATTCACTGGATACTAGGTATATGTATCTACAGATTATACAATATTGCATGGCTTCACATAAAAATCAACCCTTAATTTTAAAAATATAGTATGGGGGGGTAGGATTCCTAGCCTTTTTACCTACAAAAAAGGGGTATTTGGTAAAAAAAGCTAGCAAAATGCAATATATAATAGGGGGGGTATGTGAAATTAGGTCATATTATGAGTAAAACACTATGTATATATGAT